ATAAGTGCGCATCAAGCGACAGTATGTCGTCGCGCGGCACGCCTCGGCCCTTCATTGCCCAATACTGCAATTCCCTGATTTCTTCTGGTTCGAATTTTAACATTTTCCGTCTCCCTATTTGGTATATTATACCCGTGCTGCAATGTTCTCGCAAGGAGCAACGCAATGCCCCTTAAAAAAGGATCGTCAAAGAAGGTGATCTCTGCTAATATCCGGCAGGAAATGAAGGCTGGCAAGCCGCAGAAGCAGGCCATTGCTATCGCATTGAGCAAGGCCAAGAAGGGCAAGAAATGAGCATCACGACCTACACCGAGCTGAAGGCTGCGCTGGCTGACTGGCTGCTGCGGGATGACCTGACGGCGGTGTTGCCGACGTTTATCAGCTTGGCGGAGGCTGACATCAATCGGCGTGTGCGCCACTGGCGCATGGAGAAGCGGGCCACAACTGAGCTTGACAGCCAGTATTCCGCGCTGCCAGCCGATTTTATTTCTCCAATCCGCATGAGCATCACGGGCAACAGATTTGCTGAGCTTGAGGCGGTCGGGCAAGCTGAAATGCTGGCGCTGCGCAGCGGCAACAACAATGGGTCCGGCTCGCCGCAGTATTATTCAATCACGTCCGGCGAAATCGAGGTTTATCCCAGCCCCGCTGGCACGTTTACGCTTGAGATGGCGTATTATGGCCGCATTGATGCTTTGGGCGACGCAAACGCGGATAACTGGATGCTGACGTATAGCCCAGACGTTTATTTGTACGGGGCTTTGCTTCAAGCTGCGCCATACTTGAAAGACGACGAGCGCATTGGCGTTTGGAAGGGGCTTTACGAGGAAGCCATCGCTGGTTTGGTTCTTGAAACTGATAAAGCTAAATTTGGAGGCTCTGGCCTTCGTTTGAAGATAAGGAGCTACTGATGAGCTTTTCAAACACATACGAAACCAATGTCCTAAAGTGGGCGTTTAATGCAGACGCAGTTACTCGCCCTACAGCGTGGTACCTTGGTTTATTCACATCCAACCCAGGCGAGGCAGGCGGCACTGAGATCAGCGGCAACGGATATGCACGCAAGGCTGTGACGTTTACTGTGTCTGGCGATACGGCCACAAACGGCGGCGCGGTTGAGTTTGACGCGGCGACGGCATCTTGGGGGACAATCAGCCATGTGTCCATCTTTGACGCGGCGTCTGGCGGCAATGAAATTGCATATGCGGCTTTAACCACAGCCAAAGCTATTGATACCGGCGACATCCTGCGGTTCCCCGCCGGTGACGTTGACGTAACGCTAGATTAAAAGGTTTTTTTGAATGGTCACTCTCGTAAACAGAGCCAAAGTCGCCACTGCCACCACAGGCACAGGCACAATCACTCTTGGTTCTGCTGAGAGTGGCTATCAGACCTTTGCTGATGCTGGCGTGGTTGACGCTGATGTGGTGCGCTACGTCATTGAAGACGAAACTGACTGGGAGATTGGCACGGGCACTTACACGGCCTCTGGCACTACCCTAAGCCGCACTGTCAGCGAGAGTTCCAATGCTGGTGCGGCGATCAACCTGACAGGTAGTGCTGTTGTCTATGTGACAGCCGCAGGTGAGGACATTCAACAGCCTCCTTCTGAGGGGTCGTTTGTTGATGGCGACAAGACAAAGCTGGATGGGATTGAGACCCTAGCAGATGTGACTGATACAGCCAATGTAACTGCTGCTGGTGCCTTGATGGACAGTGAGGTGACGAACCTTGCTTCGGTAAAGTCATTTGACCCGACAGACTACGCTACAGCCGCTCAAGGCTCCACTGCGGATACGGCATTACAGTCTGGGGATAACATTTCTGAACTGACAAACGACGCAGGATATACAACTAACACAGGCGACATCACGGGTGTGACTGCTGGCGCAGGGATTACTGGTGGCGGAACAAGCGGCACAGTCACAATCAGCCATGCCGACACTTCGGCTCAGGGTTCCGTCAACAACTCAGGTCGCACCTATATTCAAGACGTAACTCTCGACGCATATGGTCACGTTACGGGCCTTGTGTCAGCGACAGAGACGGTCATGAACACAACAAGCCTGCCAATTGAGAACAGCGCAGGCACGGCGCAATTCACAGCAACAGACGCAACTGGTTTGCAATTTACCGCATCTGGTGCTTCATCTGTTGCTTTTGACGCAGTTAATCAGCGCGTCACAATTTCTAGCACCGACACAAACACCACCTACTCTGCTGGCGCTGGTCTTGGCTTAACTGGTAATACGTTTAGCGTTGATAGTACAGTTGCAACCCTGACTGGCTCTCAAAACCTTACAAACAAAACACTCACCTCTCCTGCCTTTACTGGTAGTATCACAGAAGAAACAGGGGCCATGCCCGCTGGTACAACACCTGCGCTAGACCCTGTAAATGGTACAGTACAACAATGGACTTTGACTGGTAACTCAAGTCCTACAGACAGCTTAGCTGATGGAGAGTTTGTTGAACTTATGATCCAAGATGGCACCGCTTACACAATCACATGGCCTACAATTACATGGCTGACTGACAGTGCAGTAGCGCCAACTCTTAGCCTAACCACAGTCACGCCTGTTCTGATCCAGAAAGTCGGTTCGACACTATACGGGCGACGCACAGGGGATGGTGGTTGAAATGGTAACACGTAAAAAGGGCGTTGGCGCTGGCAGTACAGGGTCAGTGATAGAAAACAATATCACCTTTGTGGGAACTGCAACTGGAAATACCGATAGGACCCAAGCAGCGTATTCTCTGGACATAACGGGTGTTTCCTTTGAGGCAGGGGATTTGTGCATCTTCGTACTCGGCTCAGACGCGGGGAGGGCTGAAGACCAAGCTATCACAACGACGCACACATCAGTTACTACTGTTGAAACACGTTCAGTGACGGCAAGCTCCACGGCAGTGTTTGCCATTGTCATGGACGGCAGCGAGACCGAAATCGGGTATACAGCAGACAAGGGTCTATTTGGTGCTGGCATAACGGCAGCATTTTTCAGGAGCGCGGCTTACAGTGGCAGCTTTATCGCTTTTGGCGGGGGTACAGGCTCCCCTAACCCACAACCCATAAGCCACGACATAGATGATACTTTGGTCATCGCGGGCTTCCTTGATGATGATGTAGTGTCATCTGACCCCTCTCCCGTAGGCTGGGAAAACGCAGGGTTTCACGGGGCTGTAGACCTCGGCACTGATCGTTCTTCGACCATGATTGCCTATAACGCCACGCCGACGGTAGACACCGGCCCAACAGACCCGCCTGCATTTGTCACAAGTTCAGATGCTTGGCGGTCTTGGACCATCGTACTTAATCCAGCCTAAAGGAGGACCAAATGTATATTAAGATAGAAAGTGGATCAGCGGTCAGGTACACTCTGCGCCAGCTAAGGAAAGATAATCCACAAGTTTCTTTCCCTGCGGAGCCGTCCCTGTCAGACTTGGCTTCGTTTGGGGTATATCCCGCGACAATGGCTCCGGCCCCAGACGTGACGGGCGAGCAGGTGGCCGAACGGGACGCAGAACCAACAGCCAAAGGCGACGGAACCTACGTCTGGGACTGGACGGTCCGAAACAAGCCCTCCGATCAGTTAGCCGAAGAAGCCCGTGACGAGCGCAACGCTTTGCTAACAGCGTCCGACTACACCCAACTGGCAGACAGCCCACGCGACAAGCAGGCATGGGCTACCTATCGGCGGGCTTTGCGTGACATACCACAGCAGGATGGCTTCCCTTATTCTGTCATCTGGCCCACAAAATCGGAGTAAACCATGCTAGGATTTTCCCCTCTCGCCTCCGCTCCGCTTGGTGATGATGGGGCTGTTGCTGAAGCGACAATCCTTGCATCGGCATCAACGTCGGTTGCGTGCGTTGTTAATGCGTCTGTTCAAATAATTGTTCAAGGTGCGGCAACATCCGCCTCCGCGTTAACAGCAACCGCAAATGCTTTGCTGTCCACTCCCGCGTCTGCGGCTACGTCGGCGGCTTTGGCGACAAGTGCGTCAGTTATTTCGATCTTGACTGCTTCCGCATCCGCATCATCGACGGCAAATGTAATTGCGTCAGCGCTGGCGATTAAGTCTGGTCGTGCGTCTTCTGCCCTTGCGTTGACTGGGCGTGTGCGCGGTGTTTCCGAGGTTAACATAAGCGCAAGCGTGACGGCACATGCTACGGTTATTGCTTTTGCACGCTATAAGTGGGAAGATGCGGCAAGGCCAGTTGACGTGTGGACGGACGCACCTGCTGCTGGCGGGGATTGGACAGTTAAGGCCAAAACAGATAAAAATTGGAGTAACGCGGCATGACCACATTCACTTACACAAAGCCGACGGTCGGCGGCTCCGAGGATACTTGGGGCGATACCCTGAATGCCAACTGGGATGCTATTGCTGCATTCATTGGGCCTTTAGACAGCACCGAGCTGGCTGTGCTGGATGGTATTACGGCATCAACGGCTGAGCTGAACCTGCTGGATGGTGTGACCGCTACGACTGCGGAATTGAACCTGCTGGATGGTGTGACCGCTACGACTGCGGAATTGAACCTGCTGGATGGTGTGACCGCTACGACGGCTGAGATCAATTATTTGAGCGGCGTGACGAGCGCGGTTCAAGGCCAGATTGATAATATTGTAACCGTACCTAGCGGTGCGGTATTTCATTTTGCTATGATAGCAGCCCCAGCGGGTTATTTGAAGGCCGACGGCACTGCTGTATCGCGGGCAACATACGCAGCCCTGTTTGCGGCTATCGGTACGACCTTCGGTGTCGGTGACGGGGCAACAACCTTTAACCTGCCAGACCTTCGCGGCGAGTTTGTTCGAGGGTGGGATGACGCGCGCGGTGTAGATAGCGGGCGCGCGTTTGGTTCTGCACAGGCAGATGAGCTTAAATCTCACTCCCACGACGCATACGTTCAAACAAGTGGCGATTACGATTACGACATTCGGGTTCTATACCCCAATAATGGTATGGCGGGATCGAAGGGTGGCAAGGGATGGCGGGGTAACGTCATTCGAGACACAGGCGGCACAGAAACTCGTCCCCGCAACATCGCACTACTCGCCTGCATTAAGGTTTGACTTGAATGGCACTTGTCCAACTTTCACCCCCGCCAGGGTTTCGCTATCACGGCACTGACCTTGAGAGCGAGGGCCGCTGGCGCGAGGGCAGCCTTGTGCGCTGGCGCGATGGCTCTTTGCGGCCTGTGGGTGGCTGGGCAGACCGGTTTGGCTCTGTGGTCTACGCAGCAGCCCCGCGCGGGATGATTGGCTGGGAAGACAATGCGTCAACCCGTTGGGTTGCGGCTGGAACGTACAGCAATCTCTACGTCAGCACCCCAAACGGCACGACATATGACATCACGCCCGCTGGGTTTACTGCTGGGCTTGAAGACGCGGCAGTCAACACGGGCTATGGCGGCGGCACATATGGCACCGGATTCTACGGCCAAGCGCGCCCTGATACCGGCAATTATTCCGAGGCGACAACGTGGTCAATGGATACATGGGGCCAATATCTGGTTGCCTGTTCAGTCACCGATGGCAAACTCTATGAGTGGCAGTTAAACACGGCGACCCCCGCTGCGGTTATTGCGAATGCGCCGACTGACAATCTCGGCGTGCTTGTGACCGAAGAACGATTTGTGTTTGCCCTTGGCGCTGGCGGTGACCCGCGCAAGATTGCGTGGTCTGACTTTGAGGACAACACGCTGTGGGCGGCGGCCAGCACCAATCAGGCTGGCGATATTGAGTTGCAAACGTCTGGCCAGATCATGGCTGGGATACGGACGCAGGGGCAGGCGCTGATCTTGACGGATCAGGATGCGCACCGCGCGGTCTACGCTGGCCCGCCTTTCGTCTATCAGTTTGAGCGGGTTGGATCGTCGTGCGGGCTTGCAGCGCGCAAGGCTGTTGCTGATACGCCTGCGGGCGTCTTCTGGATGGGGCAGCGCGGTTTCTTTGGCTTCAACGGATCAAACGCGC